ACTCAACAATGGGTTTCTTATGGGAAGGCAGTTACTACAGTTACTGGACAAGCGAATGCTACGATAACAATGGTTGATTTCGCACATTCCATTTTTGGAACGATTGGAAATCTTTATATTAATCCAGGTCTTGATATCGGATCACCTGATCTAATCAGTGTGACGATTTATCGCACAGCGAGAAAGTAGGTTATTATGGCTATCATTAAAGAAATGAACTCCAAGTTTGGAGTATCGCTATCTTATCACCGGATTATTGCATTTAACATCAATTATGTATCAAAGAAAGCAGTCATATGCGTTGCATCCTATCACAGCAAGGAAGCTCGTGCAAATCACAGTGCACCTCTTGAAGAAATCGACATTGAAGTACCTGAATCGGATTTTTATTTATTTAGTGAAGCAAGTCCAATCTCTCAAGGCTATCAGTGGTTAAAGGATAATGTGGTTGGCTTTGATGAATCAATCGATGATTTTGAAGTAGTGGAAGGTACTGTGAATGCTCAAAGTGAAACCGAAACCGCAGAGTAAAGAAAGCATTTTAGAAATCATTCAGGGCATCTTCCCAGACACAACAGTGATGTTTGTATATTACTGTGGTTCCTTAGCCTTTGGACTAAACGATGAGAATAGCGATGATGATGTGACTGTGGTGCTTGATGGGTTCAAAGGCAACGTTCATTTGAGTCTTGGTGAACTTGATATTTTTGCATATGGAAAAGACATCTACTTAAAGAAACAAAATTTAGATCCAACAGTTCCTCTATATGATCGTGCCTATATCGATGAAGTTCTATCAGAAAAGGACAATCTGATTTATCTGGATGAGAATTATCGTGATGAATATGAAGCATACAAAAATGTTGATTTGACCAGCAAACTTGGATTATTCTTGGAGAGTTTCGTGGAGCATTACAAGATGCGAATCGAATATCCAGAACCGCAAAAGTCACATTATCACATTTTTAGAGTTCGTGGAATTTTAGATCATGTTGATGAGACTGGAAGATATCGTCACATTGTTCATGAACCCTGGTACACGCACATGACTGAATACAAAAAGAACTGGAACAATAACAAAGGCTTAGAATACATGCCTTTATTAAAAGAGGCTCTAACTTACATAGAAAACTACAAGGATAAGGTGATGAAAGATGAACTGGGATAACCTACTCAGTCTATTTAGAATGGAAAATTTGGTGTATTGGATTGTAACGATGGTCGTTGTCATCTTGACTACAATCAAACAGTTCAATCGCCAAGAACAAAAGAATAAATCAAATAACGATGAAATCTTGACGAACCTACAGACAATCGAGAAGCAGAACATCAATATGTTAAATCTTCTTGAAATGCACTCACAAGATATCAAGTCGTTAAAGAAGGATGTCAATGTCCTGGAACATCGTGTTTCAAGATTGGAAGATTCGCAAGTCAATATTTATAACCGCTTAGGAGGCAAAGAGAATGACAACACTTGAGATTATTTTACTCATTACTTCCCTATTGTTGCTAGCACTGTATGTGACTTCAAAAATGGGAAAAGAACAACCACTTTCTGAGATCATCAAGGAAGTGAAAAAAGACTTAAAGAACACAGCTGATAACGTGACAGATTTAGTTATTAAGGCAAAAGACATCGTCTTTGATGCGAGCGTTCAAAAAGCAATCAAAGAATTCATTCTGATTGTTGAAGAGAAAAATAGGCTCGCTAAGGATAAAGGTGAAGCCTTTCTAAGTGGTGATGATAAAAAGATCGCTGTTATATCACGCTTGAGTGAATGGGTCAGCAATATTACTGGTTCAACGGAAAAGGCTGTGGAGTTTGTTGAGACGAATCAGTCGAAAATCGATGCAATCATCAATGACTACATTTCCTTCAGCAACAAGATGCAAGGAAGAGCTACTCTGTCAGAAGCTGAGAAACTGATACAAGAACAATTAAAGAAATAGAAATGGACCTCTGGGAATAACCTCTCGGAGGTCTTTTTTGTTGCCAAAATACAGAATTTTCAATTTTTTTTACAGGAACCCGAACTTTTACACGATTTCTGCGGACTTAGACTTAGGAGGTGCTAAGTATGAAAGCAGAAATCAGAAATCGAATAATTCAAATGAATATTCAAGGTGTTGGGTACAAAACGATAGCTTCAGATTTGAACATATCCATCGGATCAGTTAGGAACGTACTCAAGGAAAAGGACGATAGTATGTCCTGTAGGTTTTGTAATAAGAAACTGAACTTCGTAGAGGGAAAGAAAAGAAAAGTGTTCTGCAATGACTCGTGCAGATACCAGTATTGGAACTCTCTAAAGAAAGTGTCCAAGTGATATGAACATGGATAATTTAAACAGATATGTCAATGCAGTGAAAGCTGTTGAATCGATGTTTCTAAAGGGTATAATCACGGAAGTCGATTTTATTAAAGCAGAGTCGGAATTAGCAAGAAAACATTGTATCAAACCTAATAGCATTTTCAAGCTAAATGACTTGATAAATGAAGCAAAAAGAGTGATTAATAGTAATACAAAAAAGGAGTGATACAATGGAAAAAAACATAAGGAAAATTGAAACTCAAGAGCAAATAAACACATTTAAAAAAGTCTGTGCCTATGCAAGGGTTTCATCCGATAAAGAAGCAATGCTTCTGTCACTATCCAACCAGGTTAGTCATTACAACAAATTGATATCTTCGAATCCCAAATGGCAGTTTATTGGTGTATATGCGGATGAGGGCATTAGTGGGACAAAGGAAGACAGACCAAACTTCACAAGGATGGTTAATGATGCAAAGGCAGGGAAAATAGATTTAATCATAACTAAATCGATCAGTAGATTCGGAAGAAACACAGAAACTGTCATCAGAACGATAAGACAAATGAATGCACTAGGCGTTGACTTTTATTTCGAATCACAAAACCTGCACACCTTATCGGCAGATGGAGAGTTTATGCTCACCGTTCTTGCGAGTTATTATCAAGAAGAAGCCAGATCGGTAAGCGAAAATATGAAGTGGAGAATCAAGAGAGATTTTGAGAAAGGTATTCTGTGGGGTGCAAGAGACTTCTACGGATACAAAGTGGAAAACAAGAAGTTCATTGTAGTTCCTGAACAAGCAGAAGTGATAAAAAGAATATTCAATCTATACATTGGTGGTCTAGGAATTCTAGCAATCACAAAACGATTGAACCAAGAAGGCATAAAACCTTTGTATTCAGAAAAATGGAGCTATGGTTCTCTTCTTCAAACCCTCAAAAACATCAACTACACTGGTGACCTTATCCTTCAGAAGACATACCAAGAAAATCACTTAACAAAGAAAAAGATTAAAAACAATGGTGAGTTTCATCAATATTATGTTGAAGATAACCACGAACCAATCATCAGTAGGGAGTTATTCAAACAAGCCTCAAAAATAAGAATCCAAAGAGCTAGCAGATTCAAGACGAACGTGAAACGATCCATGAGTAGATACCCTTTCACAAATAGGATTCGATGTGCTTGCTGTGGCGGAAGCTATCAACACAAGACTACCGAGTACAATAGTTTCTGGTTATGCACGACTTATAATGTTCAAGGAAAAGAATACTGCAATGCATCTAAACGAATACCAGAAAATAGTCTTTATGAAGTATTGAATGAGTATTTTGGCACACAAGAATTTGATGAGTTGAAATTCAATAAGAAAGTTGATTACATGGTGGCACAAAGTGAGAACAAGATAGAACTTCATTTGCTTGACGGTTCTGTGGATGTGATTACATGGAAAAACTCATCTAGGAAAGAAAGCTGGACTCCTGAAATGAGAGAAAAAGCAAGGTTGGCTGCATTTGATATGCATCAGAAAAGGAGAGCATTATAATGGGGAAAGTTAGAATCATTCCATCAACAATTAACCCTTTGACATTTCAAAACATCAACTCATCAGAAAGAAGAAAGGTTGCAGCTTATGCACGTGTCTCAACCGATTCAGATGAGCAATACAGTTCGTATGAAGCACAGGTTAAGTATTACAAAGACTATATTCAAGAAAGAATTGACTGGGATTACGTCAACGTGTATGCAGATGAGGGTATTTCAGGAACAAGTACCAAAAGAAGAGTGAGTTTTAATCTCATGATCAAGGATGCACTTGAAGGAAATATTAACCTCATTATTACAAAATCGATATCACGCTTTGCAAGAAACACTCTTGATACAATCACCCACATAAGAAAGCTTAAAGCTGTAGGAGTTGAAGTGTTCTTTGAAAAAGAGAACTTATGGACTTTTGATTCAAAAAGCGAGATGGTTCTTTCGATGCTCGCTGCCATTGCTCAAGAAGAGAGCAGAAGCATTAGTGAGAACGTCAAGATGGGCATACGTTGGGGCTACAAAGAAGGTAAAGTATCGATGCCTTATAAGAATTTCTTAGGCTATGATAAAGTAGATGGAAAAATAGTCATCAACAAGAATGAAGCCGAGATTGTAAAACTGATTTATCGGTTATTTCTTAGAGATGGGTGGTCAAGGTCATCGATTGCAGACTTCCTGAATAAAAACAACTACTCCAAACCTTCAAAGAAAACCAAATGGACCACTTTAAATATCACCTCGATACTAACCAATGAGAAATACAAAGGCGATGCATTGCTTCAAAAGGGATACGTTGAAAATTACCTTGACCACACAGTAAAAAAGAATAATGGTGTTCTTACACAGTATTATGTTGAGAATAGCCATCCAGGAATCATTAATAAAGAAGAATGGAATCTAGTTCAAGAAGAACTGACAAGCAGAGAAAGATTCAGATACTCCTACTCATCAAGCAATCCATACTCTTCAAGGCTAATCTGTGGTTGTTGTGGACACTTCTATGGTGCTAAGGTTTGGCATTCCAACTCACCACACAAAAAGATAGTGATGCAGTGTAATAAAAAGTTCATCAACAAATGTGACACACCAAGCATATCTAAAGAGTCGGTGAATGAAAGATTCATAAAAGCTTATAACCAAGTAATGCTAAACAAAACCGAGCTTATTGAAGATACATATGAATTGGTTACAGT